CTAAAGATATTAATACTTTGAAGGTTCAGTTAGATAGATTAAAGGCTATCGGTGGTTTAAAGGCGGTTGTACCAAGTGAAGGTATAACATTTGTCTATAAAGGTAAATTATTTAAGTACACAGGTGCTTTTGCACCAGCAAATCAAATATTAGGAATGTTAAAGTTCGTATAGGAGTTATAATGGCAAGAAGTAGAGAAGATGTAAGACAAAATAAAGCAATGCAATCAATATTACGAGGTGAAACACCTGAAAAACGTATTTTTGTTGCTATGGAAGATACTAAAGAGAAAAAAGAAAGACAAAAACAAATAGCAAAGGAAAAAGAAGAGTCAAGTGAACGTTCAGAAGCTTTAAAAGCAGCTAGAACACCTTGGTTCTGTCCAACGTGTGATAAAGTGATGAAAAAACGATTAGATGACAAAATGTATCGTTTATACAACCATTGTTTTAATTGTCAGTTAGAAGTAGAAAATAAAATGAGAATAAATGGTACTTATAAAGAATGGGAAGATAAAAAAGTAAAAGCAAACACAATATCTTGGATACGTGAACAAAAAGAATCAATTGAACATTTTAAAAAACAAAAAACACCTGAATTTTTACAACAAGTAAGACCAGATGGTTATTCTGTTGATAAAGAAAAATGGGTTGGTGATGACAGTTTATTAATTAAAAAAGCAGATGAGGCTTTAGAATACTTACAAAAAATGGAGGATTCTTTAAAGTGATATATTTATATATAGGACAATTTTAACCCAAATCTTAGGAGAGATTAAATGGCAAGAGCAGATGCAGGTGGGATGCATAGTACATCCCATACAAACACACCAATAAATAGAGACGTTGGTGAATATAATAAAATAACCTTTGTTGATTCAAATGAGATAGTAGCGTTTACAGGTTCAAATGCAGCTGCTGGATTTATATGTGAAGTAGTAACTAATGTGGTAATACTTGCAACTAATGGTGGTTCAATACCAGGAACAGCATTAACAGCAGATACACTTTATCCTATTGGAGTTAGTAGAGTGAACATTGGTGCAAGTGGTAAGGTTTACGTTTTACATAAGTAAAAAATAATATGCAAAGAAACTCAAAAGGACAATTAAAAGATGTAATAAAACAGGAGTACGTTAAATGTGCTGCTGATCCTATTTATTTCTTGAAAAAATATTGTATGATTCAACATCCAATAAAAGGTAAAATACCATTTGCTCTTTATGATTTTCAAGAAAAAACAATAGAAGATTTTTCAGAACATCGTTTTAATGTTATTTTGAAAGCTAGACAGTTAGGTATATCTACAATTACAGCTGGATACTCACTATGGATGATGACATTTCATCAAGATAAAAACATATTAGTAATTGCTACCAAACAAGAAGTTGCTAAAAATTTAGTAACCAAAGTAAGAGTGATGCACGCCAACTTACCCTCTTGGTTAAAACAAAAATGTGTTGAAGATAATAAATTATCATTAAGATATAGAAATGGTTCACAGATAAAAGCTGTATCAAGTGGTGAAGATAGTGGTCGTTCAGAGGCTCTATCCCTTTTAGTTCTTGATGAGGCTGCTTTCATTGATAAAATTGATGGAATATGGGCAGCTGCTTCACAGACACTATCTACTGGTGGACAATGTATCGCACTATCTACACCAAATGGTGTTGGTAATTGGTTTCATAGAACTTGGATGGATGCAGAAGATGGTTTAAATGATTTTAATTTTATTAAATTACATTGGACAGTACATCCAGATAGAGAACAAGATTGGAGAGATGACCAAGATACTCTTTTAGGTCCTTCTTTAGCTGCACAAGAATGTGATTGTGACTTTATTACTTCTGGTCAATCTGTCGTTGATGGTGTTATATTAGAAGAATACAGAGAAACTCAAGTTCAAGAACCAATTGAAAAACGAGGAGTAGACAGTAATGTTTGGATTTGGCAACCACCAAACTACACAAAAGATTATATAGTATGTGCTGACGTAGCTCGTGGTGATTCAACAGACTACTCTGCATTTCACATTATGGATGTTGAAAGTTTAGAACAAGTAGCTGAGTATAAGGGTAGAGTTTCTACTAGAGATTATGGTAATCTACTGGTAAATATTTCTATCGAATACAATAATGCCTTACTAGTTATAGAGAACAACAATATTGGTTGGGCTACAATACAACAATGTATAGATAGAGAATATGATAATCTATTTTATATGAGTAAAGATTTACAAGTGGTTGATGTACATAGACAGGTAAATAATAAAATTAACAGAGCAGAGAAACAACTCATTCCTGGATTTACATTAACACAAAAAACAAGACCTTTAGTAGTTGCTAAACTAGAAGAGTTTTTTAGAGAAAAATTAGTAAAGGTACGTTCAAATAGATTAATTGATGAGTTGTTTGTATTTATATATAATGGTAGTAGGGCAGAAGCTATGTCAGGATATAACGATGATTTAGTAATGTCTTATGCTATGGGATTATGGATACGAGAAACTGCTTTGAGATTAAGAGCTGAAGGGGTAGAACTTCAGAAAAAAGCTATGAATAGCATAACATCAAATCAAGGTGTATATACACCAAAAAACAACCAAAATGATTCTTGGACTATGGAAGTAGATAAAAAACCAGAATCGTTAGATTGGTTACTTTAATTAAAGAGGTAAAAAATGGCTGATAAAAGCTTATTTAGTAGACTAAGAAGATTATTTTCAACTAACGTTATTGTTAGAAACGTTGGTGGTAGGAAATTAAGAGTTAGTGATACAAGTCGTACACAAGCATTAAACAAATCTAACTTAGTGGATAGATACCAAAAGATATTTACAGGTGCAGGTCTTAGTGGATATTCTGATGCACTATTAACAAAGTCTATGAGACTAAATCTTTTCAAAGATTACGAATCAATGGATACGGACGCAATACTATCTTCTGCTCTTGACATCTATGCAGATGAATCAACAATGAAATCTGAATATGGTGAAGTTTTACAAATAAACACAGACAATGAACAAGTAAAAGAAATATTACATAATCTTTTTTATGATATTGTTAATATAGAATTTAATTTATGGCCTTGGATTCGTAATATGTGTAAGTATGGTGATTTCTTTTTGAAGTTAGAAATAAATGAAAAGTACGGCATTACAAATGTAATACCACTTTCAGTATATGATGTATCTAGATTGGAAGGATTAGATCCTGAAAATCCAGAATATGTAAAATATCTAATTGAAGCTGCAACAAGTGAGAATAGATTCAAACAAGAACAGTCGGCATCAAAAGAAGAACTAGAAAATTATGAAGTAGCTCATTTCAGATTACTATCAGATTCTAATTACTTACCGTATGGTAAGTCTCAAGTAGAAGGTGCTCGTAAGATATATAAACAATTAACTCTTATGGAAGATGCTATGTTAATTCATAGAATTATGAGAGCACCAGAAAAAAGAATTTTTAAATTAGACATTGGAAATATACCACCAGCTGAAGTTGACAACTATATGCAACAAGTTATTAATAAAATGAAAAAAGCTCCTGTTGTCGATGAAGCTACTGGTGATTATAATTTAAAATATAATATGCAAAATATCACCGAAGATTTTTTCTTACCAGTTCGTGGTGGCGATAGTGGTACAAATATTGAATCCCTTCCAGGTTTGACTTATGAAGCTACTGAAGATATTGAGTATCTTAAAAATAAATTATTATCTGCTTTAAGAATACCAAAAGCATTTCTTGGGTTTGATGAGAGTATTGGTAGTAAAGCTACATTAGCAGCTGAAGATGTTCGTTTTGCTAGAACGATTGAAAGGATACAAAGAATAACACTTTCTGAATTGACAAAGATTGCTATCGTTCACTTGTATTCACAAGGATATACCGATGCAGATTTAACAAATTTTGAACTAGAATTGACTAACCCATCTACAATATATGAACAAGAAAAAATTGAGTTGTGGAATAGTAAAACTTCACTTGCAGAGTCAATGTTACGTGATGGAATAGTATCTACCGAGTGGATTTATAAAAATATATTTAAGTTTACAGACGATGAAATTAAAGAACAAGATGAACAAATTGCTTTTGATTACAAAACAAAATTTAGAAGACAACAGATTGAATCAGAAGGTAATGATCCTGCTA